TTTATGCTTGATTGTTTTACGAACCCCCCTGCTCTGGGCCAGATCAAAGGGTCGAATTCGATAGAGGAAGGTATACAACAACTAATACAGTGGATGGAGTCAGGTAAGTTTAAAATTAAATCAAGCCTCACACATCTACTACAAGAATACAGGCAATATCATAGGAAAGACGGGAAGGTAGTACCTATACGTGATGACACAATGAGTGCTATGAGGTACTGCTTCCAAAGTCGTAGATTCGGAGTAGCAGGGTCTGATGATACATGGAACTTTGATTTTGACAAACCGCTTAAATACCAGGAAATGGGCATTATATGAAAACTGAATCAGTTACAGAAGAAGATATCGTAAGCAGGATTGATGGTGAGATTGCAGATGCTTTAGGTTATGGCGACACCATCTCTGAGCAACGTGCAAAGGCTATGAAGTATTACTTCAGTGAGCCATTTGGCAATGAGGTTGATGGTCGATCTCAATACGTTGACTCTACTGTGCAGGATACGATTGAGTGGATCAAGCCAAGTCTTATGAGAGTATTTGCAAGTGGTGATGAATTGGTACAGTTCGAGCCTGATGGTCCCAATGATGTAGCGTCTGCCAAGCAGGCCACTGACTATGTTAACTATGTACTACAACGACAGAACAATGGTTGGGAGATCATGTACCAGTGGTTCACTGATGCACTCCTACAGAAGAACGGTATCATCAAGGTATGGTGGAATGACTTTGATGAGGAAGTACGTGAAGAGTACGCCCGACTGAATGATGTAGAGTTTGAGGCTCTGATCTCTCCTGATGAGATTGAGGTCGTGGAGCATGAAGAGTACCCGGTTGAAGGAGGCTTTGAACACAACGTAGTGGTCAAACGTCATACATCAGGTGGTGAGGTAGAGATCGATAACGTACCCCCTGAGGAGTTCCTTATTAACCGTGAGGCTAAGAGTATCCAGGATGCTAGGTTCGTATGCCATAGGGTCCGTAAGACCCTGTCTGACCTACGAGAGATGTACCCAGGACTAGACCCAGAAGACTTGAAGGGTGGAGATTCGTCTGCACCTGAGTGGGGACCAGAGCGTAGCGCTCGGTACTCCTTTGATGACTCTGGCAACATGTTTGGTGTTGACAACAACCCAAGCACAGAGGAGGCCCTACAGGAATACTACCTGCATGAGTCCTTCCTAAAGACTGACTACGATGATGACGGCATAGCAGAGTTACGTAAGGTCTGTACTGTTGGAGACTATGTACTATCTAACGATGCTGTTGATAACATCCCCTTCATAAGTATTACCCCTATTAGAATTCCTCACAAGTTCTTTGGTCTGTCTATTGCTGACCTCGTGATGGATTTGCAAAAGATTAAAAGTACCCTGATGAGAAATCTCATGGACAACGCCTATAACCAGAACTTTGGTCGATACGCCGTTCTTGAGGGTCAAGCGAATCTGGATGATTTGCTGACAGCACGCCCAGGCGGCATAGTCAGGGTAAAGTCTCCAAACGCTGTAATGCCTTTGGCGACACCCCCATTAGAACCCTTTGTATTTCAGATGCTGCAATACTTTGATGAGGTTCGTGAGTCCAGAGCAGGTGTGAGTAGGACCACCCAAGGACTGAATGATCAAGCGCTGACTAGCCACACTACTGCCTCTGCTGTGAACGCCGTTATGACGGCTGCACAGAGTAGGGTAGAACTTGTTGCTAGACAGTTTGCCGAGACAGGGGTAAAGGACCTCATGTGCCGTATCTATGAACTGCTAGTTAAGAACATGGATCGAGAGCGTGTTGTTAAGTTACGTGAGGAGTGGGTCCCGGTTGATCCGTCCTCCTGGTCTGACAAAATGGATGCCACAGTTTCAGTAGCCCTGGGACATGGCAATAAAGACCAACAGATCATGCAACTTAGCAACCTTGTTCAGATGGCTAAAGAAGCGAAAAGCACTGGCTCCCCGATGGTATCAGACGAGAACCTATATAACTTAGCATCCTCACTGATCAAATCAATGGGCTACCAGAACGTTAATGATTTCCTTACACCGCCACAAGAGCAGAAACCACCAGAGCCAGACCCAGTCCAAGAGGCTATGAGTCAGGCTACACTGGAGGCTATACAAGTGGACACCCAGGTCAAGCAGGGTGAGTTAGCAGTCAAGCAGATGAAGGCTGAGAACGAAGTCAACGAGACTAAGATGGACGCTAAGTTCAAGATGGCTGAACTCAACATGGAACTAGAGACAGGAGATCAAGTTAAAATTGGATAGACTACAGGCAGCAAAGGACCTTCTAGAGAACGATTTATTTAACCAGTCAATCGATTCTCTGAAGGAGCAGTTTTACTCGGATTGGTTAAACACAACCGAACACGAAACCGCTAGCAGAGAGCAGTTATGGATTAAGATAAAATTGGCAGAGAAATTACGTGGGGAGATAGTGTCAGTCGTTGAAGATGATGCTATAGCAAACCACATAAACAATCTAAAGGAGATTTAAATGAGTGCAGAACAAACCGTGGACACCCCTGTAGCAACAGGACCCACAGCAGAACTTGCAGGAGCGCTAGATTTGGCTGCTGCACAAGAAAAAATCTTAAACTTGCTGGACGCCGATGAGGCACCACCAGTAGAAGAAGATTCCCCCGTAGAAGAAACAGAATCAGAACCCCTAGAGGAAGAGGAAGTTTCAGAAGATGAGGCCGACGAACTCGAAGAGTCCGATGAGGATGAAGACGAGTACGAAGGAACCGACAATCGTGAAGATGAAGGCGATGAGGTGGATGTCTATTCCGTTAAAGTTGACGGAGAAGAGATTGAAGTTTCATTAGAGGAGTTAGTCTCCGGGTATCATAGACAGTCGGACTACACCAAAAAGACACAAGAGATATCAGAAGAGCGTAAGGCTATTGAAGAATACAAGAATCAGTTCGATGGTCAGATGACTCAACTGAATCAGGAGCGTCAGCAGTATCAGCAGGCTCTTGGACAACTTGGTCAGCAACTTTCAGCAGGACTGAACAGATATGCTAATGTAGATTGGGCAAAGTTAAAACAGGATGACCCCATTGAATACGTAACTAAACGTGATGAATTCCGGTCGGAACAGGAACGTATACAGGCGGTACAGCAACAGCAGGGACAAATAGCACATCAGCAACAGCAAGAGTTTGCTCACGCCCATCAGAAGGCAGTGGCAGAGGAAGGCAGGAAACTGCATGATCTAATCCCTAACTGGAGCGATCCGGTAGAACAACCCAAAATAGCAGGTCAGATCAGGACGTATGGTTTGGGTCAGGGCTACAGCAAAGAGGAGATTGACGGTCTGGTAGATGCCAGGTCTGTTAATGTTCTGCTTAAAGCCATGAAGTATGATGCACTTCAGAGTGCAGATATTAAAACCAAGAAGGTTAAGAACAAGCCCAAGATGGTAAAGGCAGGTGCTAAACGTGCCAAGGCTGATAGTGCAAAACGGCGTAAGGCCGATTCAATGAAACGTCTAAGGAAGACTGGAGACACTAAAGATGCCGCCCGTCTACTGGAGGACTTAATCTAACACTATCCCTAGGAGGGAATTTATCATGACAGTACCAACTAATACCCGAGAGACTTATGGAGCAGTAGGCATCCGTGAGGACCTCTCAAACATTATCTATAATATTGCACCAGACGACACGCCGTTCATGTCAGGTGTTGGCAAAGGCAAGTGTGACAACACTTACTTTGAGTGGCAAATTGATAGTTTGGCCGATGCCGGGGCTAACCGCCAGGTTGAGGGAGATGACGCTAACGTGTTGGCAGTAGCCGAACCGGAGCGTGTGGGTAACTATACCCAGATCAGTTCAAAGGCCGTTCGTTCCAGTGGAACCGCTGAGGCTGTAGATTTTGCAGGACGTAAATCTACTCAGGCTTACCAGATGGCAAAGCGTGCAAAGGAATTGAAGATCGACATGGAGATGATGCTCCTTGACGCTTCTCAAGCCCCCTCTGCTGGCTCTACCGGTGTTGCTCGTGCAACTGGTTCCGTAGGTAATTGGATTACTACTAATGCCGTGGTCGGCACTGTAGTGTCCGAGGATGACATCAAGACTGTAATGGAAGAGTGCTGGGAAGCCGGTGCTAGTCCTACGATCCTGATGTGTGACGGTGTAATCAAGCAGGCAATTTCTGCTCTATCACAGTCCGTGTCGGAACTCCGTACAGCGGCCAACGATAAGTCGCCAGCCTACGTTGTGGCAGCGGTTGACATCTACGTGTCCGATTTCGGCAATCTGAAGATTGTCCCGAACCGTCTGATGCCTGCTGAGACTGCTTACTTCCTGGATTATGCTTTCTGGGATGTGACGTACCTCCGTCCGTTCATGACTCATGACATCGCTAGAACTGGTGACAGTGAAGCACAGATGCTCATAGTTGAGTACGGTCTTCGTTCCAAGAACGAGGCAGCAAACGGTAAAGTGACCGGTTGGGCACCAGCGCCTTAAACCTTTAACCCTAATAGGGGGCCTAGAACGGCCCCCGTTAGTATGGAGATACTATGAAGAGAGGAGACTTTACTAAGGAAGGAAGGGCAAAGCAGCCAGAACAAAAGAAACCTGCTGGAAAGAAACTTGACCCAATCAAAGTTCTAAAGAAGGCTTATGCTAAGCCACAGAAAGTTGCTATGGTAGGAGGCAAAGGATATGTCTAAAACCATATTCGATATGGATGAAGTATCAGTCACGACTTTTGAGGAATCAGGCGACGAGTTTACAATCACAAAGCATATGGACGTTGAACCAATACTTCAAATCAACAAGGCGGAGTACAACTCCGGCCAGAACAATAGCACCACATCCCCGCTCGGACGTAAGGTAGCGTCCATTCCACTGACGGTGTGGCAGAACTGGATGAAATCCACTAACGGGGCCATACAGAATGATCCTGTACTACTAGCGAAATACTTAAATGATAAGGATAATGTCTACTTTCGGACACATCGGAGCGTAATATAGTGCCAATACTGCAAGACCTGCAATGCAGGGTTGGGTATGGCCAAGGATAATATAGAGACACTCAAGAGCATGATAAAATACTTGGAGACAGGATAATGGCGCTTACGACCTACGATGAATTAAAGACTTCTATCGCCAATTGGAGTGATAGAGATGATATGGGACCATTCATCCCAGACTTCATTGCTTTGACTGAAGCTCGATTCAATCGATCTCTCAGACTACGTAGCATGGAGCAAAAGCAGTTCGCCATGACAGTTGGTGGACAAGCAAACTATGCACTA